ATAGTGGAGATTCCCATAGAGGTAAGCCAAATGCAAACGACGGGGAAAGTAGCAAGAAAAAAATGTAAGCTACGGCTATTATTAAAAGAGGCATACTGAAAGATAAGTCTCCCAAAGTATCCATGAGCCGCAACAATATTATATGTTTCTTCTTCTTGGCCAAATTTATATCCATAGTTCTGTGAAATTAAGCCAGTCGTCTCACGGATAAGCGAAGAAGTAACAAGACTTCCATGCATAGCAGCGAAAAGAGCTCCACCGAATACCCCAGCAACACCGAGCATGTGGAACGGATGCATAAGGATATTGTGTTCGGCTTGGAATACGAACATGAAATTAAAAGTGCCAGAAATACCAAGAGGCATACCATCACTAAAACTCCCTTGTCCGAATGGGTAAACTAAAAAGACTGCAAATGATGCAGCGACGGGTGCTGAATAAGCTACACATATCCAAGGTCTCATTCCTAATCGATAAGACAATTCCCATTGGCGTCCCAGGTAAGCTGAGATACCGATGAGAAAGTGGAACACAGTAAGTTGATATGGTCCTCCGTTATACAACCACTCGTCGAGGGTTGCAGCTTCCCAGATTGGGTAGAAGTGAAGACCGATTGCGTTAGATGATGGGACGACTGCCCCTGATATGATGTTGTTTCCATAGAGAAGAGAGCCAGCTACGGGTTCACGTATTCCATCTATGTCAACTGGAGGAGCTGCTATGAAAGCTATAATAAAGCAAGTAGTAGCTGTTAAAAGTGCAGGAATCATAAGTACACCAAACCACCCCACGTAGAGGCGGTTGTCAGTACTCGTAACCCAGTCACATAAACTCTCCCAGTTAGTAGGATTTTTCGTTAGTGTGGCTGTAGTCATTTATTTAAAAAGAATATTTAACGCCTAATTTTGTAGCGTAGTTGTTGTCAGCGTCTTCCACTTGTGCGAAAGATACTTCGCCATAGACACCAAGTTTATCTGTAGCAGAGACAGAACCACCAAGCTTGCCAGAGAAATTAGACTCTGAATCAACGCCATCAGCAGCATTAATTGTCTTACCACCTTGTATGTAGTAAGCCAAGTCGCCGATATTGTTTTCATAACCTATATGAAGGTCAGTAGCTCGACTAGTATAATCAGAGCCAGTATAGTTAGCATTGCTTTCTACGTTGAGGTATGGACCTGCGAATGCAGGTGTAGATATTAAGGATGCTGTGATTAATGTTGCTATTTTTTTCATTAGAAAATTCCAGGGATAATTTGACCAGTGGTTACATAAGCACCGAGAGCTGCCATTACACCTAGCATTGCTAGACGACCATTGAGCTCTTCAGCACTGTGCATGATGAAGTTTTCTTCTTCTTGGTTCATGATTTCAATAGGAGGTTCTAATGCAATGATTTCTGTATCGTTCATTAGTACTTAAATTGTTTCGAGGTGGCGGTGACGATGAACTGTTCGGGCCGCCACGTATCTCAAAGCAAATCAGTACTACGAGATAGACGCTCTTCTATGTCTTGTCTAAATGCTGGGTCAGTGCTGTATCGAGGATCAGCTATATCTCTAGCTAGTTCAGCTTGACTTCTATAGGGTTTAACTCCATCACTAGCTGCATTTTTACCTGTAACTAGTGGAGCCTCATAGCCTACCTCTCCTCGGTAGCGACCATTAAGGGCTTCAACTGCAAACTTAGTAGCTGTGTAGTTGTTGGAGTTAACAATTTTATTAAAGTCTTCTACTTCAGAAGTCTCTAAATTTTCTACTGCCCAGCTAAGCATCTCCCCATACTCTTTTTCACCTCCAGCTATATTTTTTATCTCAGATATTTGAGTATTCTGGAGCTCTTGAGCTGTAGATGTTTGATTATAAAATTCAAGATAGGATTTGATGAGATCTTTTGAATCCATTTTGGAAAGTTCCTCAATAGACTCAGGGGATAACTCTCCTCCATCTTTATATTCTTGGGCTGCTTTAGTCAGAACAGGGTTAGTCTCTGTTGGACCCTCTTCAGCCTCCTCTGTAGACTCCTCCGTTGCCTCTGGAGCCTCTTCTTTTTCATCTTCTGATGGTTCTTGACTGCGCTGTTTTTCAAGCTCTTGATAAGCCTTAAGGAGCTCATCTTGATTCTTGAATTTACCGCCGATAAGTTCAACATTTTCATTCTCTTTTTTGGTGCGGTCCCAGTCAGAATCTCTATCTTCAGCTTGAGCCTTCTCTAGCTTTTCGCCTTGAGCTAATGCTTCTGCTTCCGCTTGTTTTTGTTCTGCTGATAGACCTTCATCTGAAGGATCGAATGTGAGTTTTTGTGCCATTGATTAATGAAGGATTGTCTTTACTGTTCCAAAACTCGGAACTACTTTTTCTGCTTGTGAGTACTTACCTGCAGAGGCTTTAGCTTCTGTAGGAGCTTCTATTCTTTTCTTAACTGTAAAATCGACTTCTTTTGGCAAGCCAGTAATCATTTCGGTTGACTCCCATGCCTGGGTGCCTCCCTCATATTTGCCATCAGATTGGCGGGACCGCTTGCGGGGGGACTTGCTGGGCTGCTTGGGCTCCGACTTGCTCTGGGTTTTGGATGCCTTGGGTGAGGGCTTCGGGGTTTTGTTGTATGCCATTTACCATTTGTTCACCGATTGGTGATTTTGCTAGTTGACCTGCTTGGTTCACGAGAGATGATTGCATCATGTCTTGCTTCATCGCTTGCTTCTCTTGCTCCATCGTTGAAGCATCCTTAATAAGGTTGAGAGTATCTATACCTGATGCAGCGGCTAGACGTTTGAGGAACTCCTCGGGAGATATATATTGCATAAGAGCTTCCGGTCCAAGACCTTGAGCTGCTGTCTGCAAGAACTCTACAAGAGCTACTCTGTCTTGACCTCTACCAATTCCATTTAATCCAGCAACCACGATAGGGGTTACTAGATCTTTAGGTAATTGAGGCATACCTTTACTACGTCCAAGTACGTGTAATTTTCTATCGAGGTATGGACGTAATAGATCAGTCGTAAGGTTTCCGAAGATACCTCCTAACTGCTCGTTTAATTCCTGTTGTACTGCTTGTACTTCAGTGCTGGTTGTGCGTTCAGAATCTCTAACTTGTAGAATAAGGAAAGCATCTGACAATCTCCGAGTTAATTCTCGTATCATGTCTAGGACTGATTTGAAATCTGCAGTCTTACCAACTTGAATTACATTTACGTCATCTTTTCGCCCCTGAATAATCTGACCATTTTGAGCTCTCGCAAGGCTTTGGGGCTTTAAAGTAGAGGATGGGGCCACCGTGAAAATTACTTTCGCTGCTGCAGCCGATCCCTCCACAAGACTTTGCATTAAGCCTTCAAGACTCTTAAGGTCTCCAAGAAATTCTTCTACTCTTCCTCTCCCATAATCCTCACCAGTACTCTCAACTATATTAAATCTTAGACATAGCCAAGGGTTTAATTTCTTAGGAGCACTACTCTGTGAGCCTGGAAGAATCTTACCGTCTACTTCTTGATGCCATCTATACTGGCCATCTTTTAATTTGATACATGTATATACCTCTGCTTCTTCTACATCTGTAGCTCCGGTGGTTCCAAACTTAGGACCATCTTCGCCTGGAGCATTTATGTCTCTATCTCCCAAGGTACCCTTCATGGGCTGTTGAAATTCCTTTGGTAGTAGAGATCTATGGATTGATTCTTTTGTAATAATTTCTATTACTTCGCCGTTACCATCTCTAATACAGACGTAACGATCTAATGGATAGACTTTAAGGGCTTTCTTCCCGACAAAGATTAATACATTGCCTGTGACAACTAAATGCTTCATCGCTGTGTGAAGCATAACTCGATCTGAAGTTTCTGCGATCTGTTGCATGATGATCTTCTCCATCTTGGAGAGAGATAAATCAACCTCAGATCTAATCTCTGGAGTTATGTCTGGTACAGCTGATAGTTCAGCATCATTTATTTGCAGCTTAAAAAAGCTTGTGTTTACAGGGAAGAGGCTCAGCATTAATTTTGATGCGAGCACGTTGCACCCTTTAGCTCCTAATGATTGCCAAGGAACTGGCAGCTTACCTCCCTTTGTTTGACCATCATTGACAACCAAATAAGGGAGAGTAAGTTCAGCACAATCTCTAGCAGTATCAAGGAACTGTTGCCTATCCGCCGCTAAAGATTGATAACGGGTTAGGGCTTGTTCTTTCATGATGTCTACTTCTTACCACCACTACCTTTCTTCTTGCCTGGGATGTTTACACCAGAGCCGGTAGTTCCTGTATTAGTGCTTCCTGTAGTTCCTGACGCTGCTGCTTTATCAAGATCAATTCTTAATTGTTCAGCACCAGAACCTGCTTGGCTAAGTCTGCCTCTCTTAGAGTTCTTCTTAAGTTTTGGATTCTTAGGATCAGCTGCTACTGGAGCTGCTAATGGTGTAGGAACACCTGGAGCTGGAGGAGGAGCAGGGGCAGCCGGAAGGGGATCTGGTAATTCAGGTGGATCGGGGATATCAGGTGCGCCGCACATAATTTTCTTCTCGTAAAGTTTTTATATATTCAACGACACTTCTTTGGCCAGATTCATACATGATCTTGCTTAGAGGTTCGTTGGGTTCGGGTAATTTTTGTGGAAACACGGAGTCAAGTTCCTCTAAAATTTTTTCGAGGAAATCTTGACCACCAAATACATCCTGAGTATTTAATTGATCAGCCATACATGGGGAGATTAACATTTGAGGATTCAAAGAAGGCAGGCATTCGGCTACTTTTGGTAGCTGCCAACCCTTCTGTCTTTCCTCGGTTATATAGATTGTCTGATTGTTTAATCCAGAAATCTTTATCTAGATACTTATCGTTTGTATCTACGCCTAAACCATCCATTACCCAAGCCACAGTGGCTTTTCGCAATTTGTTTAGGCGAGGTGTACTTTTCAGTCCTAAGTCGTGAGCTACCATTCCATGAATTTTTACGTGCTGGATCTCATCATTAGAGATGTCTGCACTTAAAGTCCTAAGCCCGATGTCTCCGTTAAATCTATAGAAGGGGAGGAGAACGAAGAAGACGGAACGCTCAAGGATGGCTGCTTTAAGGATGGGATGCTCTGGCGCAGCAATCCACGCATTA